CTTCCGAAAAGCACAAGGCGCGCCCGAGAAGCAAGAAGATAGGAGAAGGCGACATGAAATGGCTGGAGAAAGCTGGATTTGGGCATACTATCAGGACATAAAAGACGGATCCGTTGTCGTTGGGCGATGGATCCGTCTCCTGTATGAGTATATCGTTCGCGGTTTAGAGGAAAAGCTATTCTTCTACGACGCGAAAAAGGCAAACAGTGCCATAGAATGGATAGAATCGCACTGTTTCCACACCGAAGGACCTCTTGCACCGGGTCCTTTTATTTTGGAACTATGGCAGAAGGCCCTGATCTCGTGTATGTTCGGGATCGTTGACGAAAAGGGCCTCAGACAGTTCCGGGAAGTGGTGCTGATCGTGGCCAGGAAGAACGGCAAGTCACTGTTCGCCTCGGCCATCGCCCGGTACATCTGGACGCAGGAGGGCTTCGGCACAAAGGTCTTCACGACGGCTCCGAAACTTGAGCAGGCGGCGATCATCTACGACAACATCTGGGTGATGACTCAGCTGGACCCGGAATGGCAGCAGAAGAATGACATCGCCAGAGCAAGAGAGAAACACCAACGGCGCGATGATGATGTCAGCGACATGGAGCGGCACCGGCAGACGGATCTCTACATACCGGCCAGCAACTCGACGGTGAAGAAGATCGCGTTCGCTGCAAAGAGGTCGGACGGATTCAATCCTTCGCTCTGTATATGCGACGAGATCGCGGCCTGGGAAGGTGACAAGGGTCTCAAGCAGTACGAGGTCCTGAAGTCAGGCATGGGCGCGAGACCGGAGGCCATGCTTCTGTCCTGCTCCACTTCCGGGTATATCTCGGACTCGATCTATGACGAGATCCTGAAGCGGTCCACCGCGTTCCTCCTGGGGAACTCGAAGGAACGGAAGCTGCTGCCGGTCCTCTACATGATCGATGACATCGAGAAGTGGAACGACATCAATGAGCTGCGGAAGTCAAATCCGAACCTCGGGGTGTCGGTTTCCGTGGACTACCTGATCGAAGAGATCGCGGTGGCCGAGGCGTCCCTGTCGAAGAAGGCAGAGTTCATTACCAAATACTGCAACCTGAAGCAGAACAGTTCCCTTGCTTGGCTCCCGGCGAATGTGATCGAGAGAGCCTGCGGGGATCCTCTACGGCTGGAGGACTTCGCGAAGCACTACGGACTCGTGGGCATCGACTTGTCCCAGACCGTGGACCTTACGGCGGCGGTGTTGGTCATCGAGAAGAACGGAGAGTTCTATGTGTTCGCCCACTTCTGGCTTCCGGCCGAGAAGATTGACGAGGCGAAGCAGCGGGATGGCCTGCCGTATGACTCCTATGTGCAGCGGGGCTTCTTAAGTCTGTCGGGTGATAACTTCGTGGACTACCGGGACTGCTTCAACTGGTGCTGCGAGCTGGTGCGGAAGTACAAGATCTACCCGCTGATGGCTGGATACGACCGATACTCCGCACAGTACCTGATCAAGGACCTGGAGAACTTCGGATACAAGACGGACTCGGTCTACCAGGGGGATAACTTGTGGCCCATCATCCAGTTCACGGAGGGAGTGCTGAAAGATGGCAAGCTGCACATCGGGGACAACGATCTCCTTAAGGTGCATTTACTCAATAGCGCGGTGAAGATGAGCGTGGAACGCGGCAGGGGGAAGCTGATCAAGCTGAACGCGACGGACCACATCGACGGCACCGCGGCTTTACTGGATGCCATGACGGTCCGGGCAGCGCATTATGACGAGTTCGGACAGAGATTGAAAAACGAGGGGAAGTAAATGGGAGGATTGTTTGATAAAATTTTCAAACATGATCGGGAGACGGAGAAGGCCCTGACCAAATACACCGTATTCACTGAACTGAACGGCTACAAGCCGGTGTTCAGGTCGTGGGGCGGTGAGATTTATGAAAGTGAGCTGGTACGAGCTGCCATTGATGCTATCGCACGACACGCATCGAAATTGCAGCCGACCTTCTACGGATCCGCGAGGCCGTCCCTCATGGCGAAGATGAAACACGCACCCAACGAGTGGCAGACCTGGAGTCAGTTCTTCTACCGGGCCGCGACCATCCTGAGCGTGAAGAACACGGTGGTGATCGTTCCGGTGTATGACGCAGATCTGACTGTCACCGGATATTACCCTGTGCTGCCTGACAAGTGCGAGATCGTGGAGTACAAGGACGAAGCGTGGATCCGGTACGACTTCGGGAACGGCAAGAGAGCAGCCGACAAGCTGAGCCTGTGCGCGGTATTAACAAGATTCCAGTTCAAGCACGACTTCTTCGGGGACTCCAACTACCCGCTGAACGAGACCATGAAGCTGCTGGACATCAACCGGCAGGGCATCGAGGCGGCGGTGGAGAACTCCGCGTCCTATAGTTTCATGGCCCAGGCCGACAACTTCACGGATCCAGATGACCTGGAACTGGAGCGGCAGAGATTCAGCCAGAAGAACCTGTCGAAGGAAGCGGATTCCGGTGGCCTCCTGCTCTTCCCGAACACCTACCGGAACATCCAGCAGATAAAATACACGCCCTACACCGTGGACGCGGACCAGATGAACCTGATCCAGAAGAATGTGTCCATGTACTTCGGGGTAAATGAAGATGTGATGACGAACAAGGCAAACGGCGATGCGCTGGATGCCTTTTTTAATGGCTGCATCGAGCCGTTCGCGATTCAGATCTCCGAGGCCATGACCCGGGCGATGTTCACCCTGCGGGAGAGAGCGAATGGTGCGCGGTTTGAAGCTAACTCCAACCGGCTCCAGTACATGGCCACGACCGCGAAGATCACGATGGCCCAGCAGCTCCTGGACCGCGGTGTCATGAGCATCAACGAAGCCCGCGAACTGTTCAACTACACGACCGTGGACGGCGGCGATGCGAGAACGATCCGGGGCGAATATAAGAACGCTGACGAACTGAACGGAGGGAATGAAGATGCCGATCAAGAATGACAGAGAGTATAGAAGCATGATGATGTCGGCGGTGGACGAGGACGGCATGAAGGTCCGCGGATACGCCACCACATTCGACGATCCCTACACGCTTTACGAGGATAAAGACCTGGTGCTGCGGGAGATCATCGACCACGACGCTCTGGCCAACGCGGACATGAGCGATGTCATCATGCAGTATGACCACGAGGGCCGGGTGTTCGCCCGCATCTCGAATGGAACTTTGAATATCACGCCAGATGCGCACGGTCTGGCAATGGAAGCTGATCTATCGGGTACCGATCTCGGCCGGGGTCTGTATCAGGAGATAAAAGGCGGCTACACCACGAAGATGTCGTGGGGCTTCACTGTGGACAAGGAACAGGACGAATGGACATCCGAAACGGCTCCCGATGGGAGAGCGTTAGAGACCAGACGCATCCGGTCCGTGAAGAAGATCTACGATGTGAGCGCGGTGTCGCTGCCGGCAAATGACGCGACTGAAATTTCAGCTCGTAACCTCTCAGACGGAGTGATCGAAAGAGTGAAAGCGGAGAGACTTGAGCAGCTGGAACTTCGGAAACGGAAAATGCTCATGGAGGAACGGTTGAAATGACCAAAGACGAAATCATGGATCTGAGCATGGAAGAAATCGAGACCCGCAAGGCCGAGATCCGCGCTGAGATCGAAGCGGCAGGCGACCAGGCCGCGCTCGATGCCATCGATGAAGAGATGAACAACATCGAGGAACGGATCGCGATGATCAAACAGGAGACCGAGACCCGCAAGGCCGATATGGAAGCCGTGCTGGATGGTGTTGGTGCTCCGGTAGAAAAACCTGTGGAGGAAAGAAAAATGACTGATGTCGAAATCCGCAATAGCAAAGAGTATATTGATGCTTTTGCCCAGTACCTGAAGACCGGCAAGGCCGACGAGTGCCGCGCTCTACTTTCCCAGAACGGCGGCGGCACGGTTCCGGTGCCTACCTATGTCGAGAACCGCATCAAGACCGCGTGGGATCGCGTGGAGCTGATGAACCTGGTCCGCAAGACCTACATCAAGGGCAACCTGAATGTAGGATTTGAGCGCACCGCTGACCCGGCCTATGTCCACACCGAAGGCTCCGCGGCCAACACCGAGGAATCCCTGACGCTCGGCATCGTGGAACTGAAGCCCGAATCCATCAAGAAGTGGATCACCATCTCCGACGAAGCCCTGGATCTGTCCGGTGAAGCGTTCCTGGACTATATCTATGATGAGCTGACCTATCGCATCGCGAAGAAGGCCCAGGAAGAACTGATCGGCAAGATCACGGTCTGCACCGCTCAGTCCACCGCTGGCTGCGTTGGCGTTGGCGTTGTGGCCGGTTCTCCTTCCGTCGGCGTTATCGCTGAAGCTATCGGTGAACTGTCTGACGAAGCCAACAATCCGAGCATCGTTATGAACAAGAGCACCTGGGCACAGTTCAAGGCTGCCTACTATCAGGGCAACTTCCCGGCTGATCCGTTTGAGGGATGCAGAGTGTTCTTTGACAACACCCTTCCGACCTATAGCACGACCGGCACGGCTGGCTCCACCTGGGCCATCGTCGGTGACTTCGGCTTCGGTGCTCAGGCCAACTTCCCGAACGGCGACGAGATCACCATCAAGTACGACGATCTGTCCCTGGCCGAGAAAGACCTGGTCAAGCTGGTCGGTCGCGAGTACATCGCGCTCGGTGCCGTCGCGGACCATGCGTTCACGAAGATCACTTTCTGAGTGACCTGAAATCGGAGGAGGCAAGCTGAATGAAAACACTAATCTGTATACCCTGCATGGACATGGTTCACACCGAGTTCATGAAGAGTCTATTAGGAATGAGGCGGGTAGGAGAGACGAAGATCACGATCTCCTGCTCGTCTCTCATTTATGACGCACGGAACACAATGGCGCGGCGGGCCGTGAAGGAAGGCTTTGACAGAGTGCTCTGGCTTGACAGTGACATGGTCTTTGATCCCGATCTGATGGAGCGGTTATCCGCGAGACTGGACGAGGGGAAAGACTTTGTCACCGGCCTGTACTTCACCCGGAAAGCTCCGGTCCGTCCTGTCCTCTACAAAGAGTGCGGATACTACGAAGGGGAAGATGGATCTGTCTCACCGGTGGCCGTCTGGTACGACGATTACCCGAGGGACGACCTCTTCAAGATCGAAGCCGCTGGCTTCGGCGGTGTGATGATGACGGTGGACCTGATCAACAAGGTCGCCGGGAAATTCGGCTTGCCTTTTGCCCCGATGTTGGGCTTCGGTGAGGACCTGAGCTTCTGTGGTCGCGCTACACAGTGCGGCGCGGAACTGTGGTGCGACTCCACGATCAAGATGGGCCATGTTGGTCTCGGAACGATCACGGAGTCGGTTTACTTGTCACAAAAGGAGGATGGACATGGAGATTCTGGCAGCGGTGAAGCTGGCACTGAGAATCACGACTGACGCTTTTGATGAAGAACTGTCAGACCTGATCGTGGCGGCTTTGTTAGACATGAAGCTGGCCGGGATCCAGAACGCGGACACTGGAGATCCGCTCGTCAAGAGGGCGGTCATCACTTACTGCCGACTGAACTTCGGCCAGCCTGATGACTACGACAGATTGAAGAAGTCTTATGACGAGCAGAAGGCCCAGATGGGAATGGCTTCGGGGTACACGGTATGGACAAGTCAGTGATGTTTTATCTGCTGGTTCCCACGCAGACCCAGGACACAATGGGAGACTGGGAGACCACGCTCACCAAGAGACCTGTCTACGGCTCCGTGAGTTCTGTCACGGCGAATGAGTTTTTTGCCGGTGGGCAGAACGGATATTCACCCGAGATCAAGGTCACGATGTTCGGACCGGACTACGAAGGTGAAGAGAACCTCGAACTGGACGGTGTCCAGTATAGCATCTACAGAGTGTACCGCGGGAGAACGGACACGGCTGAACTGTACTGCGAGAGGAGACGCGGCGATGGTTAAAGGATCGGCAGACGACCTTGAGAAGCTGGTGATGAATGAGCTGGACCGATATGCCGGGATGCTTCCGGGATCTATCGAAGCAGCTCAGAAGGCCACCGGCAAGCAGGTCGTGAAGATCCTGAAGAACTCGGCACCCGGAAAGAACAAGAAGGAATACGCGAAGGGCTGGAAGTCAAAGACGGAAAAGACCCGGACCGGAGCAAACACCGTGATCTACAACGGCAAGAAGCCCGGTCTCGCGCATCTTCTGGAGTTCGGCCATCCGATAGTCTCGGGCGGTCGGACCGTGGGGCAGGCACGAGCCTTCCCACATATCGAACCGGCTGAAAAGGATGCGGAGCGCATCTACGAGGAAGAACTGACGAAGGAGTTGGAAAATGACACTTGATACGCTTTACACGACTTTGAGTTCGGTATATCCGACGGCGTACTGGAGCTACCCGGAAGGGAAGGCACCGGCCATGCCGTACATGGTGTACTTTGAGACTCCTTCGGACAACTTCGGCGCGGACAACAAGGTTTATCACAAACGGAACAATGTGGCAATTGAACTGCTCACGAAGACCAAGGACCAGACCGCTGAGAGCGCAGTAGAAAACGCCCTCGACGGTCTGGAACTTTTTTGGAACAAAGAGGAAACGCACCTCGATGACGAGGATGCGTATGAAGTTATCTACCATGTGGAGGTTTGAATATGGCGACTGCCAATAAAGTTCACTTCGGTCTGAAGAATGTCCACTACGCCCTGATTACCTACTCCAGCACCGGTGTGCCGAGCTGGGGCACGGTTAAAGCGGTCCCGGGTGCCGTTTCGGTATCCCTGGCCCACGAAGGCAGCGACACGGACTTCTATGCCGATGATGTGAAGTATTATCACCTCGCGGGGAATAACGGCTACACCGGGACACTGGAGATGGCCGACTTCCCTGCTCAGATGCGTCAGGATCTCTGGAATCAGAGCATCTCCACGACCGGCAAGCTGCTGATCGAGGATGTGAATGTCCAGCCTGCGGAGTTCGCCCTGATGTTCGAGATCGACGGCGACCAGAGTCCCGAGAGAATCTGCTTCTACCGTTGCGTGGCATCTCGTCCCGATGTGGCTTCTGCTACGAAGGCTGAGAGCACGGATGTCCAGACTCAGAGCTGCGACCTGACGGTAATGCCTGTCGTGGATCCGACCAGCGCATCTGTTATCAATGGCAAGGTCTACTACAAGACCACGGCTGACACGCCCAGCGGCACCTACACGAGCTTCTATAGCACGGTCAACACGACGCTGGCATAACTTGAAGGGGAGGCTCATCACCTCCCCGCTTTTCTACAAGGAGGAGGCAAATGATCGAGAAGACAATCATGATCGAGGGCAGACCGGCGAGACTGAAAAGCTCTGCCCTGATTCCGAAACTATACAGAGCGTATTTCGGGCGCGACATGGTCAAGGACATGAAGCAGCTGACAAAGGCATACAAGACCTACCACGACCTCCCGGAAGACGCGACCGACGAAGAGAGAGAAGCAGCCGAGCTGAACATGGTGGACCTGGAGATCTTCGAGAACATCTCCTGGATCATGCTGAAGCACGGCGGTGAGAATGTCGGGGAAACGCCCGAAGAATGGCTGGACTCCCTTGACGGAGTCTTTTCCGTCTACGAGATCCTCCCGACGATCCTCGAACTCTGGACGGCGAACAACAAAACGACCTCAGTGCCTCGAAAAAAATAAGGGCAACCACGCGAGAGCCGAATGGAGCCATCTTCATGTTGAGGTGTGCGCATTTCGGGTTGTCCGACGAGGCTCTGAGCAGTATGACGATGGGCATGGTCTTCGATATGCTCACCGAGGAAGGGAATGACCGGGAAGAATATCCGTTTGAAGCAACGCAACAGGATATAAAGTCATTCTTTGGAGGATAACATGGCGGCAAAGGTACGAGGAATCACAATCCAGCTTGACGGCGACACTACAGGGCTGACTAAATCCCTGAACGATGCCAACAAGGAGATAAAGAACACTCAGACACAGCTGAAGGATGTGGAAAGACTTCTGAAGCTGGATCCGACGAATACAGAACTACTGCGCCAGAAGCAGCAGCTCCTCGGTCAGGCCATCGGTGAGACGAATGACAAGCTGAAGACCTTGAAGCAGGCCGAGGAGACAATGAAGTCCCAGGGCGTGGACGAGAACTCCGAGCAGTTCATGGCCCTGAAGCGTGAGATCATCGCGACAGAGGACAGTTTGAAGAAACTGACCGACGAAGCGAACAAGACAGTATCTGCGTTCGACAAGATCAAGGCCGCGACGGATAAGGTCGCCCAGGGCGCGAAGAATGTGGCCAGCAAGACCAAGGCGTTGAGCACTGCCGGTGCAGCCGTGGCCGGTGGACTGCTGGCGACCGGAGTATCCGCGATGAACTCTGCGGATGAACTCATGACACTTTCGAAACGGACCGGGATCTCTACGGACACATTGCAGAAGTTTGCCTATGCTTCTGACATGGTGGATGTGTCCACCGAGGAGCTGGCTTCTTCCTTCGCGAAGATGAAGAAGCAGCTCAGCAGCAACCCTGCGGCGTTTGAGGCTTTGGGGGTGTCTGTGCGGAACGCGGACGGATCCTTCCGGGATTTAGAGAGCATCTTCTTTGATTCCCTCGGAGCGTTGTCCCAGATTGGGAACGAGACCGAAAGAGACCTTGCTGCTATGGACCTCTTCGGGAAGTCTGCCGACACGCTTGCCACGATCATTGACGATGGAGGTGCTGCGTTACAAGAGTTCGGCCAACACGCACAGGATGCCGGTCTGATCCTCTCCGGTGAGACTCTGACCGCGATGGTCGAAACCAAGGACAAGGTAGACGAGCTGAAGGCTACCTCCCTCGCGACGCTTGCCGAGGTCGGTGCTGAATTACTGGAAAAGCTGGCTCCCACCATCGAAGTGATCGTCGAGAAAATCGGGGAGCTGGTGGAGTGGATAGGAACGCTCGACGGAGACACTTTGCAGACGATCCTGACGGTCGCAGCGGTGGTCGCGGCCATTTCTCCTCTGGCATCCCTTATTTCGGGCATTTCCACTGCAATCGGTGCGGTGTCTACGGCTCTACAGTTCCTGATCGCGAATCCCATCGTGCTGCTGATCGCGGCCATCGTGGGGCTGGTGGCTCTAATAGCGACCAAAGGCGACGAGATCCAGGCCCTTCTCCAGAAGGTCGATGACTTCCTTCAGAACATCTTCTGCAAGGACTTCTCGGAGCAGTTCGGCTTCCTGGGTGACATCATCAATGTCTTCGTGGGCATCTTCTCGGGTATCTGGACGGCCATCAAGACCACTCTGGACGGCGTGATCAACTTCATCCGCGGGATCTTCACCGGCGACTGGAAGAGAGCGTGGGAAGGTGTAAAGCAGATCTTTACCGGCGTATTCGACGGAGCGCAGAGGATCTTCGAGACCTTCACCAACTTCTTCAAAAAACTCTGGTCGAAGGACTGGACGCAGACGCTCGGAGTGCTGGGGAACGGCCTGAACGCATTTTTCCAGAACTTCAAAAACATCTGGACATCCATTACCGGCATTTTCAACGGCGTGATCAACTTTATCAAGAATGTTTTCGCCGGTAACTGGAAGGGAGCCTGGGAGAGCATCAAGAGCATCTTTTCGAGTGTCTTCGATGGCTTGGCGGCCATTGCCAAAGCACCATTGAACCTGATCATAGGTGCTTTGAATGGGCTTATAGACGGCCTCAACTGGGTGATCTCTGGTATCAACAAAATCTCCTTCAAGATCCCCGACTGGGTGCCGGGAATCGGCGGGAAATCGGTCGGGTTTAATATCGGGCAGATCGGAAAGATCGCGTACCTGGCTCAGGGCGGTATTTTGGAACGCGGCTCGGCCATCGTTGGTGAGCGCGGACCGGAGCTTCTGACGATGATGGGCGACCGGGCTATGGTCCAGCCTTTGACGAATAACACGACGAATCAGAACTACGGCGGCGTGACCATCAATGTGTACGGAGCAGCCGGTCAGAATGTTGAGCAACTGGCCGACATCATCATGGACGAGATCGCGTCAGCGACTCAGAGACAGGAGGCGGCGTTCGCATGAAGATAGGGAAAGTAAGTTATAACGGCACTTCATCCGATTCCCTTGGCATCTTCCTCTCCGGGAGCGGGACCTACAACGCTGCCGAACTGGATGCGACTGCCTACGAGATCCCGGGACGGAACGGCGACCTGATTATACCGAACAACCGATACAAAAACATCGAGGTGACTTATCCCGCTTTTGTTCCGAACGACTTCGAGACTCGTGTGCAGGCCGTCAGGAACTGGATGCGGAGTGCGGAAGGGTACAAGAAAATCGAGGACAACTACGACTCCACGCACTACCGCATGGGCATGGGCGTGGGCGTGCTGGAGTTTACGCCTGCGCAGATTAACCGGGCGGCGAACCTTCAGCTTGTCTTTAACTGCAAGCCTCAGCGGTTCCTGAAGACCGGAGACACGGCGGTCAATCCTTCTTCCGGTGCGACTATCTCGAATCCCACGCAGTACGATGCGAAGCCTGAGATCTCCTTCAAAAATCCGACCTCCAGCGCGACGCTGACCATCGGATCCATCACAGTGACGGCCACCTCTGCCTACACCGGCGTGGTGGTCATCGACTGTGAGACTCAGAACATCTATTCAGGCTCCAACAATCTGAACAGTTACTTCAATGTCACGAACTTCCCGGTGTTAAAGCCCGGAAACAACACCATCACCTATTCCGGGGTCACGAATGTCACGGTGATCCCTCATTACTGGGAGCTTTAATATGATTCCTGTCCTGTCAGATTCATATCCCATGACCGGCAACGGCCTCGGCGGTCTCTCTGATGCCATCTCGTGCACAGTAACGAACGAGATAAACGGAGAGTACGAGCTGCGGATGCGGTACCCTGTGACCGGCATCCACTATGCCGAGATGCTGATCAACTACATCATCATGGCCACGCCCGGGATCCTTGCGTCTGCTGAGCCTTTCCGCATCTACCGCATCACGCGACCTCTGAACGGTGTGGTGACGGTGTACGCGAGACACCTCAGCTATGACATGAGCGGCATCGTGATCGAGCCGTGCACGGCATCGTCCCTCACGCAGGCCCTGACCACCATCCCTTCCCACGCGGTGCCGTCCTGTCCGTTTACACTGGCATCCACACGCACGGTGGCCTCTGCCATCACTGTGAAGGAGCCGAAGACCTTGTGGAGCCTTTTAGGAGGCTCTGCGGGGTCTTTTCTCGATGTGTATGGCGGTGAGTGGGAGTTCACCGGCTACACGGCGAACCTGAAGACTCAGCTCGGCACCAACCGAGGCGTGGAGATAAGATACGGCAAGAACCTCACCCAGCTCGATGTGGACGCGGACATCTCCTCCACCTACGGCGGCGTATATCCGTTCTGGTATTCCGATGAGGACGGACTGGCCACCATGACCGGCGGCTATGTTTCCATCCCCGGCAGCATCTACTCCCGCATCCTTCTACTGGACTGCTCGGATGACTTCGACACGAAGCCTTCCTCGGCTGACCTTCAGACCGCTGCCCAGAACTACATCACCAACAACTCCGTCGGCTCCCCGAAAGACTCGTGGAAGGTTTCGTTTGCTCTTCTGGCTCAGTCGAAAGAGTACGAGACGCAGGCAATTTTGGAACAGGTGCAGCTCGGTGACACCGTCAAGGTCAAGTATGCTGAGCTGGGCGTGGATGCTTCCGCACGAGCGGTTAAAACCGAGTGGGATGTACTGGGCGACAAATATGTATCCATCACCCTGGGACGAGTGAAGCAGAATCTCGCGTCCATCTTAGTGGGCCAGAACAGGGAGACGGAGAGGGCCATTGCTACCACGAAGAGTGCTTTGGAGCAGGCCATCGCACACTCGACCGACTTCATCAAGAACGGCACCGGCGTGATGCGTTTTATCTACAACTCCTCCGGTGACCTGATGGAGATCGTCTCCCTCGACAACGCGGACATCTCTCAGGCGCAAAGCGTTTGGCGGTGGAATAATGGCGGCTTCGGTCACTCCTCCACAGGTTACAACGGAGCCTATACGACCGCGATCACTCAGAATGGTGCCATAGTTGCTGATTTTATAACGACAGGCACCCTCAACGCGGCAAGAGTCAAAGCGGGAATCCTCTCTGACGCATTAAACAAGAACTCGTGGAATTTAGATACTGGTGCGTTTACGCTGACCAACGGAAGCATCAACATCACGACATCATCCCTGAGTGAGGACAAAATCGAATTGTACTATGGAACATCAGGTATAAAAATATCTCCTCTTGGGATAACTGGTGTTAATAATGGTTTGGCAAACTTGATCCTTGCGGGCATGAACGGCACCATGCAACTCGGTGGCGGGAACATGATGGGGCAGATTTCCGTCATGGATCAAAATGGGAATGCAAAGACGAGAATATATCCAAGCGGTTTAGAGGCGTATGACGCAAGCAATCACAAACTGATAGACATCGACTCAGACGACGGCGCTATTTGGCTATTTGACACGAGCGGAACTTCGAGAGCATTTATCAGGAATACTGGGAATGTTGGTGTAAAGGCATCAGGCTCATCCAACTGGAACGCTCAACTTCTTCCCGACAAGCTATATTTTCAGAACAATAATGGAGACGCGCTCTTTTCCTATCCGAATTATGGACTTTACGCGCAGGACATTGCCTCTGCCAACATCGCAGACCAGTCAAAGTGCGTACAAGGTTCAATCAGCGGAAGTGGAGCGGATACGACCGCAACAACACGCTTGCGCTCCACATTTATATCTGTCGAGCCAAATACAACATATGATTGCGGTGTAAATTCGCAACTTCTGTTTTATGAGGCAGACTTCTACAACGGAGCATATACATGGCTGAGTAATTATCAGATAAACGCTACCACAGGGACATTCACGACACCGAGCGGATGTTGGTTTTTGAAATGCCTTGTGCGAAAGTCTGATAATTCCGACATCACTCCGAGCGAATTAACTGGTTTATATGTCCGAAAGAAAAGCGCACTTACTGGGTACAAACCCTATGAGATGTCGAACGCAAAGCTGACGGAAATCGTTGGAAGTCGGACATATGAATCATCATCCACATGGACATCAACGACAAACTGGTCAAAGACACCTCTTAGCATTACCATGAACCGAGGTTGGTGGGTTATATGCGCCACGCAATCATATTCAAATGCCGCACCTTATGGTGTTGAACTTGTCTATGAAGTGGGGTCGAATAAGTTGGTGGTTGCAAAAACGGAAGTCGGTACGACTTTGTACGCAGATAGTGGGTACGACAGAGCGACAACCGTTAGTCATGTTGCTTATGTTGTATCATCAGAAACCTTGTATGTGTATGCAAGAGCAAATACATCGGGTGCTACAAATACAATTTACCTCAGAGCGAAACGAATTGCGGATATAGACTAACGGATGGAGGGACAAATGAAATACTTGATTATCGAAATGCAGACGGACGCAGAAGGGAATGTCGCAACGATCACGACTCAAAAGGATACGCTGAACGAAGCCTTCAGCACATACTACATGATTCTTGCGGCGGCGGCATTATCTAATCTTCCGCATCATGCGGCGGTGATTCTGCGGAGTGATGGTTTTTCTATGGCCTTCCAAGACTTCGCACACGAAAGTGAGGCATAAAAATGGGTGCGCTGACCTTGGGTGATGTTGCCGCCGCTCTTGCGTTCGTGGTAGCACTTGGCGGCAGTATAGGAGCAGTAGTGAAAGCACTAAAAAAGGCTTTACAAGGCTTGTTTGACGAGCAGACCGAAAACATCAACAAACGGCTCGACAAGACGGATGCGAACTTGGCGAAACTGGACATGGACAACTGCAAGAACTACATCGTCCAAGCGTTGTCAGCGGCAGAGAGAGGGACGAAGCTGACGAAAGAGGAACTCATCCGCTTGTCGGAAGAATATGACCACTACACCAAGAATGGGGGCAACTCCTACATCGTGGAGTGGCACAACAGGCTGAACAAGGAAGGGAAGTTAAAATGAACATAATGCAGGGCGACGAATACGATATTTTTCTCACGCTCACGGACGCAGACGGCGAACCGATCACCACGGAAGGCGTGACGGATGTCGAAGTGGGGCTTGGTGGCCTGTTCTTCTCGTTAGCTGAAAACACCCTATCGTATGACACCGACAAGGGTGCGTGGGTGTTCAGACTGGAAGAAGAAGCCACGGAAGAGATGAAGGGCGTTTTGTCCTTCCAGGTCCGGGTGACATTCGACAACTCCGACATCGTGGGAACGCGGCTCCCGCTGGTCTATGTGACTACATCCATGCAGAGACCGGCACCGGCTCCCGATGAAGGGACCGAAGAGATCTGAGGTGGCTTATGGTGAAGCACGGAATCGAAGCGACGGCCCAGCTCGGGCGAAGCCCCACGGTATCCGGGAACGCAGGGCGAAAGACCTTGACGGCGGCGGCTCAGGTGGATGTCAGACGGACATCGACACAGGGGACCATCGAGATCACCTCGAACGGCTTGTACAATGTATCGACTTTTGCCGAGGCGAATGTTAGCGTCCCGATACCTTCAAATTACGGCTTAATCACCTGGAATGGTCAAGTATTAACGGTTTCATAAAGGAGAATAAAAATGGCGAACCCTTCGGTTATCATCAACGGCGTGACCTACGCATCCGTCCCGGAAGTGGACATCCCAAAGAGCGGAAGCGGCACGGCAAAATTCTACTATGCAGGCGATGTGGACCTGGCTTCGGAGCATCTTCTGACCGGTCATAGTGGCATCGGCGCGAATGGCACGGTCAACGGCAACATGACGAACAACGGCGCGACCGGTGGCACTATCGGCACGAAAGCAGGCACCTACACGATACCGGCAGGCTACACCTCTGGCGGTACGGTATCCCTGACGAATGTCACCGACTGCGTGTCTGGGAATATTTTGAGCGGAAAGAGCATCCTCGGGGTGTCGGGCGGGTTGACTGTCCCGACCGTCAGCCAGAACAGTACGACCAAAGTTTTAAGCATCTCGTAAAGGGGGTAACATGGCACAGAACATCACTCTGATGGGAGCGTCGTATTCTGATGTGCCTTCTGTCACGCTCCCAAAGACCGGAGGAGGCACCGCGTCCTTCACCGATGTATCAGACACCACCGCGGCGGCTTCTGATGTGGCCTCTGGGAAATACTTCTATACCTCTGCCGGTGTGAGGACTGAGGGCACGAGCAGCGGCGGTGGGACATCAAACTGGACGTTGTTGGGATCTACCACCCTCACAATTGAGGCATCCAACACCACATCGACCACTTCCGGAACTGTTTCCTGTGGAAGTGGTGCGTACACCAAGGATGATGTGATTTGGGTGCATATAAGAGGTCAGAGTGGTAAACGCAACGGCTATTTTTACGGCTCTGATACGATTTTCATCAATCATCAGAAGGCCAACAATAGCACATCGACCTTCTCTGCGCCTGCGGTCGAATATATCCGAGTGAGCAGTAGCGGGGCATACACCACGGCGACCGGCTCTTATGGCGTTTACGGCTACTCCATCAACAGTAGTGGTACCGTCACCATCAGACAACGCTACAACTCGACCAATACACTCACCATCAACGACAAGTTTGATGTGTATGTATACAAGCTGACCATGCCGACAGGCAAGACATTGTTCACATAACAAAGGAGAATGAAAATGGACACTGGAGTGAATGAGATTTTACGGCAATTGGGCGGTACGCCCGACAAGAACAAGACCGGCGTGGATCAGATCGTGGAGATCCTCGAAAACGGCGGCGGGGGCGGTGGAGCTGGCCTTCCCTCTGTGGACGGCTCCGACAACGGCAAAGTCCTCACCGTAGTCAGCGGCTCATGGGCGGCGGCTAATCCGAGTGGTGGAAGTGCGTTTAATATTTCCATTACAGAAGACGGTGATATATGGAGAATGAACAAAACATTCAACGAGATAAAAACAGCATTTTTGTCTGGACTTAATATTATTGTTAGAATTCCAGATGACGAAGGACGGACTGATGGAAAGTATTGTGCTGTTACTCAGATTACAACGAATCTTGATGGTGGAGATCCTCCTGTACCTGCAACTTTTTATGTATATGTTGCAACAGACGATCACTTTATGCTTTTTGCAACGTCGACCGCTGACGGATATCCCGAATATTCGTGGGCATAATTACTAAAGCTTATAATACGGAGAACTACCCATGACTAAAAAACTACACGATAGCTTGCGCTTTTTACAATGGTTTATTCCGGCATTAACCACCTTCTACGGAGTCCTCGACCGAGTCTTTGGATGGGGGCTGAACACCATCGTGATGACCATCTCCGCAGGTGCGGTGGCCTTTATTGGGGTGTGCCTCGAACATGATTCCGCGGAATACTTCTCCACGAGGTCCATCGTCACGAAGATTGAAGAGGAGGAGTGATATGCTCAGAATCGCACAGGCCGCGTCCAGTGAGACCGGCACGGCCTACGGAACGCCTCCGAATCAGCTCAGAACTCCCGGAAAGCTGGACGGAGAGCTGAATGTCATTCCGTTCTACGAGTCGGGATGGAAAGCGGTCTTCCGGGCGAAGGATCCCTACATGGGGGACAGGATCGCGGAACTGGCATATAAAATCGTATCGGCTGGAGACAAGGTCGGCTATGGGCAGCAGGTGGAAGGAACCTCGGCCCGGACCGGCCTTTTTGATGCGCTGAAGAACATGACCACACCGGACCCGGCGAAGATCCCGATTCCTGTTAACTGCGACTGCTCCTCCTTAGCGGGAGCCTGTGCGTACTTTGCAGGGGCGACAAATCCAGACCTCAGGAACATGAACACCACCACCGGCCCTTCCAGGCTGATCGCTTCCGGGCGCTTCGTCCAGCTGACGGACCGGGATCTCCTCATGACCGGCAGAGGGATGAAACGCGGGGATATATTCTGGCGACCTGGCCACATGATGATTGGAATCGACTCTGACGGCGAACAGTCCACCGAGCCGAGGATCATCGAGAACTGCTCAGCCTGCAATCTCCGTTCCGGTCCTTCCACGGACTACAAGTCCATCGGGATTCTTCACCCGGGCGACATCGTCACGCTGATCAGTACGGCCTCGACCGGCTGGGGACAGGTGAAGACGCACAAGGGCATCGGCTTCGTCTCTCCGAAGTTCCTGGAGGAGCTGCCGCGGGGCAAGGCCACCGGTAATGTATGGATGCGCGAGGACGCGGGGACGCAGTACGACACCATCATCGTCATCCCTTGTGGTGCGTATCCCTGGCTCACCGGCATGAAGAAAAAGGTCGGCCTCACGACCTGGTACGAGGTGATTTATTCATCGAAGCAGGGATGGGCCTCCGGGAAATACATCTCTACTATGTGACACGAAATGTGACACGGCGATACAGAAATGACGCTATATCAACATGAAATGCCACTATCAAGGCGGGTTCGATTCCCGTTATCCGCTCATTTTTGTTCTCATTTGAAATACCGCGTAGATGCGTCAAATCTGGCGTATTTACGCGGTTTTTTGATGTTCTGACTGTCTGCTTTTCCGACTATTATGCAGTATGTCCAGACGAATTTATCACGAAAAATGTGACACGATGTGACACGAAATTACTGGGAATTTACCTTCAAATGGTCCTTGAAATAGAGGATGATGGCATCGGTGTCCTTCTGCTTGGTGTCTGATATGGATCTCTCATAGTGGGACTTCAGGACCCGGTCTGTCTCCCAGCCTCCGATGTCCTGGACGGTCTTTGCTCCAGATCCTACTGCCGAGGACATGGAGATGGACGCGAAGAAGGACCGGAGGTCATGGAACCGGAAGTGCGGGACACCGGCGTTCTTTACGGCATCGATGAAGCGGAGCGTGATGACATCGGGGGAAACGGACACCACACGGTCCTCCTCCGGGAGCAGAGAGACCACGGCGGGAGTGACCGGTACGGTCCTGATCGACTTCCTTGTCTTTGGCATCTTCAGGATCCATTCTCCGGTGGTGCTCTTGGCCAGGGCCTTTGTGACCTTCACGGTGCAGCTCTTCCGGTCTATGTCCTCACCGGTCAGAGCGCAGATCTCACCTCTTCT